TTTTGTATTCTTAAAAATATATCTTGTTCTGGTTCTTTAACATAAGGTTGCATTAATACATCAACTATTTTCATAGCTTCGTTTTCTGCTAATGGTTTAGGTGGTTCTGTTATTTCTACCTCAACATCTAAACCTTCTTTTACTACAAACTGTTTATCTTTAGTTAAGAACACACTATCTGTTCTACCCACATAAAAATCTAAATCATATTGAAAGTTAGAATTGTCTTGTGGAATATTTGAAACTACTGAACCAGATGCAGAAAAGTTTCTTTGTGCAAAATTAAATGTATAAGAATCTACTCTTTCAGTTGATAAACTTTGTGAAGATGTTGTTACAGCAGTCAATGTGGAAGCATTTGCAACAGTTGGTCTAAAATCTATTGAGTCGTGTAATAAGAATCTACCTCTAGGTTGTCTTTGTTCTGTGTCTACTCTTGTTGCAAGGTATGTAGGAATTTCTTTATAATCTATGTTTGAATATGAATCTACATTGAAGAAATCACCAGTACCGTGAGTAAAGTGGTCGCATACAATTAATAATTTACCAATAGGAACATCAACATTTGTTTTTCTGATTATTCTAGAAATATCATAATATGAATCTCTCATACCATCATCTAATACATAATTACTAGTTACAACTGTATCACCAGCTGTTACAGTAGTTGTTACACCAGTTGCACCACTTGTTAAACCAGTGAATGTTTCACCGTCTGAAAAGGTTTTAGTAGATACTTGAACAAAAAAGAAAGTAGTTGGGCCTGTGTTAATAAGTGTACCTAACGCACCACTAGTTGCACCTTTGATTCTTTCACCTTTTGTAAATGTTCCACTTGAAACTGTTCCAGTAAATTGTGGAACTATTGGGTCAGTAGATGCATTTGCAGATTCGTATATTGCTCTGATTTTATATACATCACTTCTACCTAATGAAATTTCTTTATGATGTGCAGATGTACCATATTCAGCACCACCACCAACTCCGTTATTATCTACAATAACTAAGTGAGCAGGATTGTTTGTTTTGTTTTTTTGTTGTGCAGAGGTCTTTGTAATTGTTGCAGTTACTTTAACTACACAATCTGAAGATGTTCCGAAAACAGTCGTGTCAGTAATTGTTGCAGTTTTAGAATCACCAGATAATACAGCAGAGGTCATATCATCAATATCAATAATATCACCATCATTACAACCACCAGAACCATCATCTAAAACAGTAATTGAATAATTTGAATTAGATAATGCATTGAATGTTTCATTAGTTCCAGCAGTTAATACTATCTGTCCAGATGCATTTGATGTAACAATAAATTGTTTTTTAAATGTATAAGAAGTTTGTGATACACCATCATTATCAACAGTCAACATTGATTTTGCATATTTCTTAACAGTTTTTCTTATAAGAATATTTTTATTTACATCATTAATTTTTGTTCTTGTTCTAACTGCACCAACACTTGTTACATTACTAGAGATTAAAACTATATCTGAATTACCAGTACCAGCAGTATCTGGAGTTGTAATACTAGAGTTTACTGGAAATGTAACTGTATTATTTGATGCAAATGTAATAGTAGCTTTACCATTATATCCATTAACTGCGTGGTCTTTAAATACAACAGTTCTACTTCCAGAACCACTTAATACTGAACCAGTAGTTGCAGTGAACGCTCCAGTTGCAGTAAATGTTGCAGTACCAGTAGAACGAGTAGTATTAGATGTGTTTACGACTGCACCACCTTGAATACAAAAATAAGTTGCAGTAGTATTATCTGTTACAGATTCAATAACAATTTTTTCTGTTGCACTATTAGCACCAGTTGGAACTTCTAAAACATCACCAGCTTTCAATTCAGTATTAAATAAAGTGTTTTGTCCAACTAAAGTATTTGTGTTTCTTGTAAGTGATACTGTACCAGTAAGACTGAATCTACTTTGCATAGTACAATCAGCACTAAAGTTTGCTTGATTAGAATCATCATCATTCATAAAGACTTGTCTTACTTGACTAATGTCAAATGACTCTACTGCACTAATTGTTAAATCTGTTGTTGTACCATTTTCGTGTACTAATTCATCTGATATAGTTGATGCACTTGATTTTACTTTCTCACCACTTGAGAATATACCATTTACATTTGTAAGATAAACTGCATCAGAACTAACAGAGTGAACGAATCCAGTTGCACCAGAGTTCGCACCAGTTATCTTTGCACCAGCAGCAAATTCAGATGCAGTCACAACTCCACTAAAATCAATCTCTGTAAACATTTTAATATCAAACAATCCAAGATTAAATGTTGAATCATTATCTGCACTATTTGATAAGAAGTCTGTTACAGTAGAATTGTTTGCAGCTGTGTCAAAACTTCTTACTCTTGCAACACCAATTTTTCCACCGTCTTCTGTTAAAATACTATCTGTTTCTATTCCTCTTCCTGGCCCACCAGTTGTTCCAGTTACTTTAGATGCTGTAAAATTATCGTGAAGTGAAACTTCCATAAATGGTTCATCAATAGAACCAGGCGTTTCTGGAGATATGTCTGGAGAACCAAACACATTTTCTACTACGATTGTATTACCAACTTCAACTGGAGTGATTGCGTTATCAACATTTTCAGTTGTTCTTGGTTTTCTAATATCAATAAATGTTGGGTGACTTTTTTCTATTTCATAACCAGCAACATATGCTTTACCAGGCGTTAGATGTAAAGTAAGTAAATCTTCAGAGGCTGCATTTCCACTATCAGTAGTAGTACCAGTTTCAAATACACCATTATTAATACCATCATTTAAAGTTTCTCTTGCATCTGGTTTGAAATCTCTAACAATGTAATGTCCAGACTCATCATAAGTTCTTCTTGCAAGTGTTTCACCTAATACTGCATATTCTGTGTTTCTAGATGCAGATAAAACATTACCAAGATTAACTCTCATAATCTCAACAAAGTTTGTATCGTTAGTATCTGTTAAAGATAGTTTTGAAAGTGTTAATGAAATTTTTAATCTATGAGCACCAGCAGCATTTTCATTTGATGTACCAGTTGCATTATCATATAATGTGGTATCTTCTTCTGGAGTAACTAAATCTTCTGTAACTGTAAAACCTATTCTGTATGAGGGTGTATTACCGTACTTATCTAATATTAATGTTTGTTCTGTAACATTTACAAAATGACCTCTAACAAAATATGTACCAGATGCAACAGTTACTGCTGAACCTATCGCAGTTGCACTTGATGATTGAAGAGTTAATGATTCTTGTCCAGCTACAAATGAACCGATTGCACTATCAGCTGCAATATTTTCACCATCAGTAAATACATATTGTTCACCAGTCAAATCTGGATTTAAATATTTTACAAATAAAGTGATTGGGTCATCACCACTTGCAGCTACAGTCCCAACTACTTTTGCAGAGACACCAGATGATGCACCAGTAATAACTGTATCTGTATAAGATGAAATATTTGATGTGATATCTGTGGTATTAAAAGTTCCTTGAACCTTAACAGCATAATACTGTTTGTCCATTCCAACTTCACCACCAGATATAATTGCACCTTCTTTGAAGATGTTTCTACCCATCTCTTCAACTTGATTTTGAAGTATGGATTGTTGTGTGGTTAATTCTCTAGCTTGTACTGCAAAGCCAGGTCTATATAATACTTTATGAAAATTTTTACTTGTATCAAAATCATCATAATATGGTGTTACATTTAAATTTGTTTTTTGTGTCATTATTAAAACTCAACTATAATTTTTACATCCTCTGTTTGGTCAGATGCTCGTGAAATAGGTCTTCTGTTTTCTATGTAAATTATGTCTCCACTGTCTGGGTGCATTTCTGGGTTTGCATAACCACTTGAAAATGCGATACTATCAACTGTTTCAGAACTAGTTGATGATGGTGTACCAGATGCACTAGAATCTGCACCAGATATTGCATTTGCACCAGAAAATAAAACGGTGTTATTTGCACTATTTACACCAAAATTAGAAAATCTTTCTTGTTGATAATATAAAATTTTATTTGTTGCATCCCATTCAACAACTTTACCTACTGCACCAGTAGATGCTTGAGTTATTTTTTCGTCTGCATCAAAATCTCCACTTGGTGAAGGTATATAAATTGCATATGTATTTCTAGCAGTTGAGGCAGTAAACAGAGATGAACTATTAAACTGAGTTGGATTTTTCATAATACCAACTTGTCTAAAGTCGTTTGCAACTGTAATATCGTTACCTTCTTCTTGTTCAAACTTTGTATTTAAAATTACAAAGTGTCCACCTAATTCTTCTACTGCATCGTGTCCGTGTCCAACTTGTGGTGATATAATTGGAGTTATAGTTCCAGCACTAGCAGCGTTCCAAGTTGATAAAGTAGAACCACTAATTAAAGATGTTGCACCAGTGTCTGTATAAACATTTGTTCCTGCTAAATCTACTGTTGCAAAAGTGTAGTTTGCACCACCAGCTTGAACTGATGATACACCAGTTTCACCAAATCTTGTAATTACATTTGAACTAACAACAATTTTAAGTATTGCACCACTTCCATCACCAGCAACTTTTACATAGTAAGTTCCATCTGGATATCCACTACCTTGACTTGTTACTAAGAAAGTATCAATCGGAGCACCATTAAAAGGTGCAGAGTCTGTGCTTGTTGTTACTGCACCAGATGATACAGTTGAGTCTGTTGCAACTGCCATAAAGTCAGTTGTTAAAAATTTATCTACTTGAGTGGTTGTCAATGTGTACATATATTGTAAAAGATAACCACCAACAAATTGTTTTACTGGAGAAGTAAAAGTAGGTTCGGTTGATAATGCGATTTTAGTTCCAGAAGAATTTAAGTTATATAAAACTTTATAAACTCTAAAATCTGAAGTTATGAAAAAAAATGTAGAATCAAAAATATTACTTGCACCAGTTTGATTTGAAGGATTAGCTGCACTGATGTTATGTTCGTACATATCGTAAATAGTACCAGATGCAAATGTTCTTCTAGGAACACCTCTTGATACATCAGAAGCTGCAATCGCATTTGCACCTAACATTGAATCCCATCTATAATTTTCTGATGTAATATCATCTACTGGAGTTGGTGGAGAAATATCACTTCCACCAGAAGTTCCACTAGTAAAAGGACTTGATTTACCTACAAACATATAATAGTTTTCGTTTGTTTCAGAAAATGATTCCTCAAACTGAGCGGCGTTTATTTGTCTAAATTTTTCTGTAATAATTGCAGCCATTGTTATTCCTTCTTACTATTTAGTCCATCTTATGATGGTTCTGTTGGCCAAGTAACTTTATTTACTTTGTCTTCAGTATCTAAACCTTTAGTCAAGTCTCTTAACTCTTGTCTATAAGTTTTCCAATCAGAACTCATTGTCACATCAGAGTTAGCCATCCAATCTGACTGTGCAAGTTTATTATCTCTTTCCATTCTTAAATTTGCAATCGCTCTATCGTAAGCACCTTTTGCCCACTCTACATCTCTTGCTTCAAGTTCTTTTATTTCTGAATCGGTCAAAGGTACTTTTTCACCATTAACCATTTTATGTGTGTATGCCATTTTAAGTCTCCTTTAATGATGTAATTGTTAAAATTGGAACAACTACATCTGATGAACTAGTTCCATCCCATAATTTTAATTTATGGAATACAGATTGATTACCACTATCGTATTCTCTTGCTTGTAATTTCATAACTTTTGCACTAGACCAAGAAGTAATATCTCCATGTGCTGTACTTGCTGAACTTGCATTACAATTAATTGTATATTCATAAGTTAATCCACCTGCTAAATAATTACCATAAAATGTTTTTCTTCCATCTGTTACCTCTGTACCATCTAAGAAAAATTTAAAGTGTGTAGCATGAAAATTTG